AATAATCGCCGCAACCACGCCCGCGTTGTAGTCGCCGCCCTGCACAATGTTGAACCTTGCTGAAGGATTGGGACTTGAGGTGCCTACGCCAACGTTCCAACTTGTGCTTGAAGCATAAAGATTTGAACCAGAGAGCGTCCAGTTATTCACCACGTCGCTATTGAGCGTATTCGTACTCCATGAAAGTCCTGTGCCTGCGGTGATCCTCGTAGAGGGCGTCTGGTAGAACGACTCCCAGTTCGTCGTCGATGCGGTTAGTGGAATCGAGTAACCAGAAGTCACAGTGGGAGTAAAGGTTATAGTGTCCGATGAGGTAGAAATAGTAAGTCCAATACCCGTTGCGGTTCCGGTAGCAAAGGTAAAGCTCACCGATTGAACGCCGTTTATCGTTGTGGTAGTGAAAGAATCTGTCGCGGGCGACGAAGTAGTGTTCAATGTCCCGTCAGAACCGATAATCACAAATGGTTGGTTTAAGGTATAAAGGGAAGGAAATGCTATTGTCCCCGACGCGGTCAAGTTGGCATTTGCCGACGTCGTGGCAAATAAACCAGTTCCCACTACGGCGTAATTTCCAAGTATATTGACCGAAGGAGCGGCAAAGATCACGCTCGACCCGAAGATAAAAGCTCCCACCAATACTCCCGCCATCGCATATGCAAAACCAAGTTTATTTTTCATAGTTAGCCCTCGGCATAAAGGAAATAAAGGGTCTGTCCCGTTTGTATCGGGTCCAAAGAGGAAGAGAGGGTCAGGGTAGTGTTGGAAGCCGTGAAATCGGTCGTCAACCGAAGCACGGTTGGGAACTGGGAGGAAACCACCAATATGGGCTTTCCGATTCGTTTCGTGGTCGTGAAGGTGCGTGTGCTTCCGTCCGCTTGGCTTGAAAGGTCGTCCGCGATCATGGTGTCTCCACCGCCTCCCCCACCGCCGCGACGAGAAGCAATGGAAGTAAGCCGTTGACCTAATTCGGCAATCATTTTTTTCAATTCACCCGTTTCGTCCTTTTTCTCTTTAGGGACAAGCATTTTCATTATTGCCATCATTTCGTTGTGAGAGGGCGTTCTGCCGTCTTTTCCGTCCTTTCCATCCCTCCCATCCTTCGGAACGCGGATTTGCGCCATTACCGCTTGTACCAGCTCGGGCACCATTTGGCGGTGCATTTCCTCCATTTTCTTCATCATTTCGTCTTGGATGGAAACCGAGGCGCCGCGAAGCCGCTCGGTGAACGGTTCCATGCCGATCGCCTCTGGGTTTCCTGCGAGTTTTTTGAGTTCTTCTACAATAGACATAAAATAAAAAACGCCCAACTCAAGGGACGTATCCCCCGAGATGGGCGCTCGTAAGCGGGTATGTGGTGGTAATTATAGCACGAATTTTTATTTTTCGCCACTTGAAAACCTTTTAAGAAAATCCCTAATAGCCGAACTTCCCGCTTTGTCGCCCGCGCGTTCCAACATTCTCAACGCTTGAGAAAGTATAAGACGCAATCTTGGATTCAAAATCAATTTACCCCCCTTATAGAGCAGAAGCCCCGTTCCGCCAAGCACCGCAACGGCGGGAGCAAATGTGGCTGCCGCTCCCAATCCTCCAATCCCAACCGCCGCCACAATACCCTGAACTATCCTACTTTTTGTTCCCAATACCTCCCCAACGCGCTGGAGAACCCTACGAAATGCGGTATCCGCCTCAATTGCCGCCTTAGGAATTATGTTGTCTATCGCGTCAAACAATGCGCTTTGTCTTGCGAGCGATTCCTTTACTCCCGCGTTCGGCGCTTTTTCATCCAAAAAGTTATTTATTGCCCTACGAATTTCTTTATTCGCAATCGTAAATGCATTTTCTGACGTTGCATCAAACGCTTTTGGTTTTTGTGATTTAACCCACACATCAAAATCTTTCCTTACTTGGAGAAGATTTGCGCCAGTAGCCGGTCTTTCTTCAACGAGGGATTTCACTTTCGCTATTAACTTGTCTGCGGTTTTTTCCGCATCCCCAACAATGAGCGGACTTTCTGAAAGCTTTTGCTTCGCACGTTCAATGCGGGAAAGGAGTTCTTTGTGAGTAAAAGTAAACTTATTTTCTGGTTTAGCCAACTTACTCGCAAGAGATTCCGATTCCCTTGAAAGCGCGTCTTGAACTACGTTATGGCTTTGTTGCGCCGTCATGCCCTTTTTAAGCTCGGGTATTTTCATGAGTTCTTGTTCTGCGCGAAGTTCTGATTTAGAGGGAGCAATAATGCTTTTCTTAAATGGACCCACGCCAGTTTCTATCGTCCTCGCAACTTGCGCCTCCTTTATTGCTTTTGTTTGTACGGGACGAATAAGATTTCTTATGAATGATTGTTTCTCTGCCTCTATTCCTTTAAGCGCGGACTTCTCAAGAACCGTTGCCGCTTTCCCCGCCACCTTCCCTGTAATCCCCAATGCCTCTTGAGTAACCGCTTTCCCACCTGCGCCAACGGGAAATAGTGAAGCAACATTCACCGCCGCTTCCAAGTTCCTTGCAGCGCGAGGGTTTCCTTCTTTCCAATCTCGGTACACTTCGGTTCCTTCAGCAATCGCCCTAATGCCTGCTTGACCTATGGGGGTATCTAAAATCTCTTTTCCTACCGCTTTGGCGGGTTCTTTGATTGCATCGGGGATTTTATCTATCACACTTTTTATTGCTTCTCCTAACACGTCAAACGCAAACCCCGCACCCTGTCCGACAACTTGTAATGCGGTTTCGGGGAGTGTTTGCTCGCCCTTACGCTGCGCTTTGAACGCTTCTTGAGTTTTTCCGAACCGAATATCGAGCGCACTTGTTATACCTTCGCCGAAAGAAGGTTCCTTTTGTGCTTGTGGGCGGTACTGGGATTTCGGCACCGCACCCATTGCTTTCAATTGTTCTAAGGTAAGTCCAGGCATTATCGTGCGTAGTAGTTTCCGTCCTCACCTTTCACGTACTCGGTTCCAGTATTGGGGTCAATATAGGATTCCTCTTGTGTTCTCCCTTCCACTCCGCCACCAAGTAATTCTTCAACCGATGAGAACGCTGGGCCCGACGACTTCTTCAAGCTCTCAAAAACAAGTTTCCTGTTCGCTTCTTTTTGTGCGAGGATAGTCGCATTATCGCCAGCGATGGGGAGATACTGCCTTTCTGCGCTCTCAAACTCACTCGCCGCAATCGCCGCGCCTGATTCCCTGCGAAGAACTGCGTTGATGAAGTTCCTTGCTGCTTGATCGTATGCGCGGAATGTGTCGCTCTGAAGCGAAGCGGGTAATCTTTTTTGAAGCTCATACCCAATAACACTCATTTCTGAAATATCGCCCTCGTAACTCTTGATAAGCGGATTTGCCTGTTCTATCCGAGCCGCATAAGCCGCAACAGTTTCCTGAGCTGCTGTTGCGGGTTTTTCCGTCGCCTTTTTCGCCCTCTCATAAACCTGCTGCTGTTTCGCGTTTTGGAGTGCGGCCGACACGATTCCCAAAGTGAGGTCGGGGAATGGCTTGATGAGATTCAATACGTCTTCTTGCGTTTGGGCGTCCAAGTCCGTCCACGCCAACCCGCTAAACTGTTCCACGATATTGGAAAGCGTGCTCACGCTGTCGCGCGAAAGTTGGCGCGCACGATCTAGTACCTCTTGCTCCTGTTTTTGTAGTCGGTCTTCCAGTTTTATCTGAAGGTCAATGTCGTCGCTGATAAATCCAATCTGACCCTCAAACGCTTTGGAGCGCATACTTCTCGCCTCCTGTTCAAACCCAAGCTCCATAAGGAGGTTTTGTTCCTGAATAGCGCGTACTCGTTCGTCCTCAATCTGCCTTCCTTGAATACCGGCCGCTGAGATGCCCTCCTGACGAAGCTCCAATGGGAGCAGTTGCCGTTCGGTGCGAAGAGTGCGGAGCGATTCTTGAATTTCCGCCTCTCTCGCCGAAGGAGTAAGGGCTTCCACAAATCCCACTCTCGCCTTGCGGAGTTCTTCCATAAGGTCGCGGAGCATATTTTCCTGCTCTATTTCCGCTTGGTCGGCGGCAGACACCGATTCATCCACCTTGGCAATGTCTCCTCGCTCCGCCGCGCTTCTCCCTTCCGCAACACTCAATACTTTTCTTTCTTCCGCGTCGTTGATGGCTTGGATTCTTGATTGAATGTCTGGGGTCAAAATACCACCCTTCACTTGAAAGTCCTGAATGAGCTGATTCGCTTGTGCGAGAATATTCTGGAGCGCGGGGTTCCCAGTGGAAGCCGCAACGGTAGCACCACCTAACGCGCCTCCAAGAAGCTGAATATTCTCTTTTGGAATTTCGCCTTTGGGTACTGGCCTTGGCGTTGGAAGCGGTGACCTTCTGATGTCTTCACCTGTGAGGGCTGGCCCACGATAGGGGAGAGTGGTAACAATATTCGCGACACCCGACTGGTCTATAGTTCCTCCTTGAAAGAAAAGTGGGTTGGTTTGGAACATATTAGATAACTCCTCTCATGTTATTCCTGAAATCAGGATGACCCGGAATCACGCTTGGCGCAAACGGATTGGTGGAAGTTTCCATCCCAAGCATATTTGGCTGGATTTGCCGTTCAAACCTGCTCAACCGGTTAAGATTTTGCCTAAACCTGTCCCGCAATCTGTCGGTAGAAATCACCGAAGGGATAAACTGTCTCTTTGGCGGTCGGTCAACCGCCAATCGAGTCCCGAACATATCCTCACGATTTACGCCTTCGGGAGTAAACCTAAACTCTCCTTTAGGGGTACGATAGATAAACCCTTGTGGGTAACGTTGTTCCAAACGCTCCACGTCTTGGTCTTCGTTGCGAATAGGAGGTAATTTTCTAATTAAGTTCGGCATATCAGATTCGGTAATATGACCTTGCTATCTCAAGTCGCTCCGAGGGATTTCTGAATACATAATCTCTCTTCCATTCAAGATACTCCAGTTTCGCGTCGTTCACCAAATCGAACCTGCGGAGTTCCCTAAAGAGTTCCATCTTTGCGGCAAACACGAATCCATCGAACTCATCGGTTTCCGCGTTCACGAGGTCGGTGTCAGCGGTGGAATCCTCCAAAAATGTTCCCGATGAGTTCTGCCATCCGTACCGGGAGTAGTAGAGAATATCGTGAATCTCGCCCTTGTGGAGTTCAAGGTGGTCAAATCGGTAGCCATCATCCGACTTTCCCGACGTTTTCGTCATATAAAGCCGTACCGCATCTATCTCGGTATCGGTGACCGTACCGTTTTCGGTTGCGCCGGAGAAATTGAATTTCAAAAGGTTCCACCCGTTCACGAACGCCGTCCCGTCAAACCGGTCGGTTTCGGTCATCTGGTAATAGTTCGTCGTAAGGTCGTTCCCGATTTCCAAAATGAAGTTCGTAAGATTGGTCGTGGAATTGATGTATACCCACACATACGCCACGCCGTTATTGGTGAAATCGGAAATATCAATTTGAGTGAGCGTAGTATTCACGATTCCCGCCGTCGTTGCCTCTCCCGTCAGATCAAATTTCAGCGACCCCGCGCCCTTCACTTTGTTATCCACGTCTGCCGCGAGGTTGGCGGCGTCGTTGTACGCACTCCACGTTCCCCCTCCCGCGTCAGTCGCGTCAAGCGTGGACACCACCAATTTCGTATCATCCACGTCGCCGGAATAAAGAACAGTTTTTACCAATTCATCGGTAGCGACCGCGATGATGTTGTTCCTTGTGGTTTTTTCTATATCAAAATCGTGCTGGGTCACCAGACGAACCTTGAAATTCGTCCCTCGGTTTATCTGCGGGATAATGTCTATAATCGCGTTGCCTTTGAGGTCGGAAGGACTGGGGTAAATATAAATGTCGTCAAAGAGGTTCGTACCCAAGACAGATTTTCTTTTCAAACTCCGCAAATCAACCTCGCGCACCACGCGGCGCACACCGCGGTTGATAGGATTGCGTGCGGTAATCACGTTCGTGATATTCGCGCGACGCGCGGAATCTACCACTTCATTCAGAAGTTCCGAGTATGAATATGAGCCAACGCTGAACATTTATTTTCTTGGTTTTTGCCCTCCCGCGACCGCGCCGAAAAATCTCTTTTGTTTCTTCGTGAGCGAATGCCCGCGCACCATTCCCTCGCCGAGAATCTTCTTTGCTTTTCTCTGGGAGAGCCGCTTCCGATACACTCCGCTGAACGGCATTATTGTGTTGAGGTTGCGATGAACGCAAACTCCCTCATGAGCGCCGACCTTGATTCAGGATTCCTTTTTATCTCAAGAAGAAGAAGCTGGAATTGGGAGGTAATCGCCGTATTTGCCGAAAGCGCCGATGATACCCCGTTCAATGCCTGCGTGTTCGCGTCTATCTTGGTCGCAATGAGCCAAATAAGGGCGAGCGCAATCACCACCGAACCGGCGGAAGTGAGTAATTTGGAATCCCTCAACAATTCTTTCAGCATATTAGTGTTCCTCTACCGTGACCGTTGCCGCGTTCTCTGCGATTCCGAACAAGTAACCCTGCATCCTCGGAAATTCCTGACATGTCTGCGCTTGTGTAGAGGTCGGATAAAGAGGAATGCCCTCGTTCACCACCACGTCGGTCGTGGTTGAAAGTCCTTTAGGATGAAGGAACACCGTCGAAGTGCCGGAGAGGTAACACACTTTTGCTCCCTGCCGGTTGGAATCTTTCGTGAGAATTGGGTTCGTAGTCGTTGCAGTTGTCGGAACCGAAGACGAGGCGGTAGAAGAATCCGTGTATGTTCCCGACTCGTATCCTCCGAAATTGATAACATTCCTTTCCTTTGCATACAGTCCCACCACCGAAAAAACCATCACAATCAAGAGTCCGAACACCGCTATTTTTTCTGCTTTTGTCATAAGTTTGTTTTGTAAGACCTTTATCTAACCCGCTCATCCCCGCCCCCATAAAGGGGCGGAGTGAACGGATTAGTCAGCGTCCGTCGCTTCCCGCACTTCAACAACCATTTCGGTTGCCGAGTAGCGGTGGAAGTTCAGGTACGCCTTGTTACCGCCATTGATAACGTCAGCATTCCCGTCAACCCCAATAAGGGTCGAAGAAGCGCCTGCCGTAATCAAAGTGGTTGAAGCCGCCGCCGATGCGCTGTTCACGAATAGAATGGGGCCAAAAGAGTCCCCGTTCGTCGTGAGACAATCGCTGAATACATCACCCGCCGACGGAAGGGTCACGGTGTCCGTTGAGGACGCGCGTCCCGTCCAATCGGGCTGGTTCCATATAGGATTGCCACACACCTGCGCCGCCGTCACCACGGGAGGCGTGGAGGTGGAAAGTGTTGCCACACTCCCCGTCCTCCGCAATCCCGCGATACGCGCTTCACCAGAAATGGTGGACGCGCCGGAAATGGTGGAAGTGCCCGAAATGGTCACTCCACCAGCTCCGTGCACCACCAACTGGTCCGTCCCAGAGTTGTTCTCAACCTCAAGGGCATTGTCGCCCGCAACTGCCGGTTTCAAGTGGAGGGAGTCGAAATTCGACACGCCACCAAGAGAAACCGACGAGTTGCTGAACGCCATATACCCGATGAGAATGAGCACCAACACTTGAATCCCGATGCTGTAGCTTTCTAATTTTTTCATATTGAGAAAACTCGAAAGCTACGTTATACCGTCCCGTTTGAGCCGACAACCCCGTTGTAGGAAACCACGTGCACTCCCTCGCGGAAGCGCGTGCGGTAATACCCACGTCCGCGCGAGTCGTAGCGGGGGTCCACGAAGTTCGTCGTGAAACCGAGCCGCACCACGCGCGTCACAGAGTTGTTCTTTGAGACCGCAAAGTAGGACGTATTGGCGTTGGAGTTCAGGGTGTTGTAGGTCGAGTCGAGCCACAGCGACACGCCAATTCTCATACCGGGATAAATGGTAGAGAAGTAGTTGAGGTCGTTGTTGCCCGTTCCCGCCTTCAGCTCTGATTTTGCTACCGAGTGTGCCTCTTCTGCGAGGTTCACTGGAACAAGCAAACCGTCCCAGTGATAGGAGCCGGGAGTACCATCCTGCGCCTTTTGGAGGCGAAGCGACGTAATGACCGTCTCAAGGTTGTCGGCGTTCAAAACGCCGGTCTCAAGGTTATCAATGGTGTCGCCGTTCAGGTTGGTGTGCGAGTTCCCCACGAGCGCGGAGCCGTTGTTCGTGGTCGCGCCGGAGAATGCATCCCCGTACGACCGCTGAAACGCGTACTTGTCCCGTGCTTTCCTCGCATTGTCCCCCATCATCCTCACTTCGTTCTGCACCACATCCCACTGATCGTCTTCGATAAATTCTTCGGAGAGCGCCAGCGTTTTCTTGTAGTTGCGGATAACGTGCGCCGTTCGGTTGTCGGAACGGATGGTAGCTTCGGGGTATTCCTCGTCTTCTATCACCTCGTCAAACTCCCCCGGTCCCGCCACCTCAAAGTCGATGAATGCCTGTTTGTCCGTCTCTTTTTGACGGAAGAACAGCGCGTCGTCGGCACGAACCTCGCTCGGTTGACGTTCGAGGTCAAATGCTTCCCACGCTACATCGTCCAGTGATGTACGGACTAGATCCGTATGTGCACTTCCTTTTAGAGTAGTAAACATAGATTAATCCATAATTTGTCCGACAAGAGAACCGCTCAGCGTCGCAAGCATGTGTGGAAACACATCAAGCGTACCGGCTACAATATCACCATCAAGGATGCAGAGTCCGTGGACGTTCGGGTCATCCCCTTCGTCCTCATCGATTGTCTGCGCCAATGACGTAACGTCACAGGCAACATAATCGAACCGGAGACCGTCGAGAAGCGCTTGGGTGTTCATGTTCGAAGCCGTAGTCGGCTTTCCACGAAGCACCGTACCGGGAAGGATTTGAGCCACATCCACGGCACCATCAGCACTCGCCGTCTCGGTGGACTCGGAGGTTGCGAGACCGATAAGAATATCGGTGGCAATTTCCGGGTCGCCCGTGAGAATCGGGATGGCTGAGTTGGTTGAACGCTTCAACAGTTCCCCCCTCTTTATCGTAACCGTCAAAGAAGAGGTGTTTCGGTCTTGAACGAGGGCGGAATAGTTTGACCCTCCGCCACGCACAATTCCAAAATCGTCAATGTTGAACATAGCTTTAAGCAATTCTTGTCTTTCGACCTTTCTTGCCTAGAGCTATCAATGAGCTATTTCCTGCGCGGGTCGGTCACTTCCCCCGTTTTGGGGTTATAACTGACGCCTCGTTCGTTCTTGAACGTCTTAGATTTCGCGTCCCACGTCATACGGTTCATGGAAATGAGTTGTCGGGTTTCGGCATCAAGGGACGGTTCTTGCGAATCATCCACGTGCTTTCCGCCCGAAATCTCCTTTCCTCTCCGCTCCTTTGACGCTTCTGCGGCTTCCGCTTCTTCCTCTTCGCCTCCGTCCTCGCTTGCGAGGAGTTTGGCGCGTGCGACGTCTTTTACCACATCGCCCGTCGGAACAAGGGATTGTTCGTAGTGTTTCAGAATATCCTCCGCCTCCTTTGGAGTGCGGGCAACTTTCTGAATTTCACCAAGAACCTGTTGCCGCTGTACGGTACGCGTCATCTTGGCTTCGAGTTCCTTCAAGTCCTCCTTTGAGGCGGACTCTTTCCTCAACTTCTCCGCTTCTTCGCGGTGACGCTGGGCGGCACTCTCGGCCTTCTGGCGCAACTTTCGCTCCTTTTCAAGCTCTTCGGCTGAACCCTCTTCGGGTACCTCAGGTTCGGGAGTTTCCTCCGTTGGTTCGAGGTCAACCTTTTCTTCTTCAAACATATCGTATCTAGATTTATGCGGCTCTAGCGACCGTTTTTTGTATCGGGATTTGTTTAACGACGTTCCCGCACGTCAAAACCGCCCCACAACTTTCGTAAAAGTCGGCGGCGGCTCGTAAGCCAATGGTGTTTCGACTATTATACCATATACCTCATTCTTTCGCAAACTTCTCCACGTTCTTTCTTATGATTTCCTCCGCCCGCAAGAGCATCCGCGCCGACAAATCCTCTCCGGTCTTGAGCCAGTGAAGATACGCCGCATAGCGGATTTCGTTCATCATCACCTTCCAAAAGTAATTATTCTTGATTTTGGTGGCGTTCTCTCTCAAATCCTCTACCTGCTCCAAAGTCAACAGTTTTCTTTTGTGGGTAATGCCTTCGGGGGTTTCTACGAACACATCATCCTCGGAAATCCAGCGAAAGAGGTGTTTCGTGAGCAAAATAATGAGGAGCTTTTTCATACTACTTTACGTTCATTCGTTCCTTGCGAATCGCCTTCTCGTCCCTCTCGGCGGCACGCTTTTTCGCTTCCTGCGATTTCTTTTTCCTCTCCGATGCTTCAGGACCGGAAACCGCAGGGGCACCTCCAAGACCCTCGTACACGAACTTCACCAAATCATCCCCTTCCAACTTCTGCGCCTTGCCAAGCCCCACAAGCTTATATTCCGCCTTGTTGGGAAACCTTGAGGCGTCACGGGAATAATTCTCTACCGCGCTCTTTGCGCGTGCGTATTTTGCTTCGCTCGGGTAATAGATTTCTGACATGATTTTAACTTCCTATGGCGACCTTTTTAAGTTCGGATAACGAACTTTTTTCTTGGCTTTCTCTCGCCTGCGCCGAAATCGAATTAGTGGGTTGGGACATCTGCGGCAACATCTGGGGCTTCTGCCTGGGAAGATATTTCTCCTCTTTACCCCTCGTTACTTTCATCGCCCCCAAGAGCAGGTCTCTCGTCACGTTCGTCATAGCATCCATATCGCTGGCGATGAGCGGATTGGTGATGGCCTTCGCGTAGGCATCGAGTTTCATCGCCTGTTCAAACGCCTCATTGGTCGGCAGAAGGGCGTCCGCATCAATATAAATCATATACTTCATCCTACGGAACATTCTCGGATTGACCTTGTAAATCCTGCGCGAACCTTCCAATCCGCCCTCTTCCTCCAAAAGCTCCGCTTCCACCTTTTCCAATTCGTCCTCTTTCATTCTCATCAGTGAGCCGTCAAACCGTATCTCTTTCGTGATCTGCCGTCCCTCCTCTATCTGATTGGGAAAAAGGAAGTTCTTGAACTGGAGCTTGTCGGCAGCCAATTCGTTTACTTCCGCCACCGTCTGGTGGTGCATAATGTCATCCAACATAAGCGAGCCAAGTTCTTTCACTGCGCCTAAAATCATCTTCCCGATAAGTCCTAATTGGATTCTCGCGTTTTGGGTGAGTTGGGCCTGTTGGAATGCGGTATTGGGAAGGTCCTTGGAAAGCCCTTGACGGAACGGGTCTTGCGAGGATTCGCTCATCTGATTATCCGCAAGGGTAATAAGGTTATACCCCGCGTTCTCGTCCCCCACGGGCAGTTGGGTAAATTGGGTGTCCTTGCTTACGTTCGCAATACTTCCGGGGTAGTAAATGTCGGTGGTGAGCTTACTTTCCCCCGCCACTCCCACGGGGGGCTTCATCCGAAGGGTTGCGGTGTCCACCGCTATCCTCCATGTACGATTGGCAAGGTCGTAGTCATTCATCAGCTTGGAAGCAATGGACTTGAAGAAATAGAACTTCTTTTCGTCTATCGGTTCCGCGCCGAATTTCACCAAGTTATACAGCGGCTTGTTATTCTGGTCGCGGTGTCGGATGGGGTTTCCTTCTACGGGGTTTTCCGTGTCCTCTCCCATATAAATCCCGTTCACGAAAGGAACCTCCAAATCCTCTTCCCGGTTGTAATACACGAAGTGCTCCGCGAGCGTGTTCAAATTTTCGTCGCGCTGGTCGTAGAATGTGTTGTCTTCTTCATTGAAGACGGTCTTTATGCCCGGTTGGACATACTTCCAGTTCGGGTGGTTGCCGTAGATTTTCTTTAGTTCAGAATACTCGGGGAATTTCCTCCTTCCTATCGCTCTTTGTTTCTGAAGGTGATACTCGTAGGGATTGGTGATAAACACCTCATCCAACGGCACATTCGTGACCTTCAATCCCGACATGAACTCGTCTACCACTTCCTTCAACTGGTACTTTCCCTTCACCTTTTCCTTGATGGTCTGCGTGGCTTCAATGTAGTCAACGCCGAAATACGCCGCCGGGTTCACCAATCCCGCAATCACCCCGTAGAGGAACGTGATGTCGTAATCGGAGTTTCTGACATTCCACTCCAAGAGAAGGCGCATAATCTCTCCCATCTGCTTATCCTCCATGTCATCGGGGTTCTGGGCGAACACGTTGGGAACCAAGATTTGAGCCGTAAGGTGCGCAGCCATTGAAAGCACCTTGTTCCTCACCACCGGCCTCACCCGGTCCCACCTCCACTTCTCGTCATCTCTCGTAAATTCAATGTCCGAGTGGAGTAAAAACGCCCTCTGGTTCACGTTCATCTCGTCAATCACCGACTTCTCGTCAAACTCAAGGAACGGCTTACTCAGAATATCCAGGCCGGTTTGATAGTCCGTTTTGACGTTGCGAGTCAATTCTCCTACCCCCTGCGGCGGCTGGTAACTCGAAACCGCCGCGTTCACGGGTACAAGGATGCCGTTCTTCTTTTCAAACGCTATGGTCGTTCCTACCATAAATAAAAAGCGCCAACTACAAACGTAGTGAGCGGTTCGTAAACCCAATATGCGGCGTAATTATACCATACTATTCCTCAACTTACAACCCCGGTTTGAATACGTGTGCGATGCCGGGCTTCCTGCTTCCTTCGACGGTAATGCCGGGCTTGATGACCAATGCCTCTTCGTCCCCTCCGAATCCCGAAACATCGAACCATGCTCTCATAATAAGCGCATCTCCCTTGTCGGGGGAACGGCCCAAAATCTCCTTCACTTCCTCCTTCGGCTTCAATTGTCGCTTTCCATCCTTATCGATGTCTTTTGACCTTACCTGCTCAAGATCGGCGATAATCTCGTTCTTTCTCTCCTCATCCAGTTCGGCCGATATGGAAACGCCGTGGTTATTCACCAGTTCGGAGAACCGCCACGCACACTGGGCTTTGAGATTGCGGTAGTTCTCATGGTTGAACGGAGCCGCATTCGCCTGGAAACCCTTTACTCCCCGCAAGATATCCACCACGCCACCCCCAAGCCCATCCTCATCCACGAGGCAATGCGAGTATGGTATCCCTCTTTGGTACATGTAGTTACGCAATTCTTCGGCTACTTTGTCCACCCCTAACTTGGTTCGCTCCACAATTTCATACGCATCCCAATCCCTCCAAAACGCATACACGGTCTTATCCTGACCGTACCGGGCCACGTCCACGGTGAGATACAAATCTTCCTTATACGAGGGCGGGTTGGTAAAGAGGTCAATGATCGCCTCGTATTGCATGAGCGCGTCGTGGGACGAATCATACTCCCAGTTCCCGAACATGAGGCGTTCTTTCGTGGTTTTGTCGGTGATGGATGAGAGTTGACGCTCGTAGATTTTCGCGGTAATGGGATTGTCTTTATAGAGTGCTTGGATGAAAGCGTATTCCCGAGGCAAGGTCCCGTCCCGGAATGGCTTGTAAAATACCCGGTACGGCCATTCTTTTGATGGGTTGCCGGTCAATCCTATTTTCCCCGGAATACCAAACTCATGGTTCTTGTGCCGTCCCACACGGGACTTCAACACCTCAAACGCCTTTTGCTGGATTTCTGGTGACTCATCTACGTCGCCCTCGGTATATTCCAACGAACCGAAACGCTCGTACTCCGGGTCGGAGGGCTTATAATCCAAATCCAACAAATCTATCCGACTTCCATTCTTAAATTGGATGTAGTTATACTGCCCATTCAAATCCCAATCCGACTTCGGCACTCCCAGTTCCTTACACGCCTTCGTAAAAGTAACAAACGTGGAAGACATCAAGCGCTTCAATTCCTTCCTGCCGATAAATGCTCGCGAGCCGGGGTAACCATACGCGGTCGCTATTCTTTTTTGTGCTATCCAATAACTCTTCCCACCGCCTGCCCCACCGCCCAAGAACACGAACAGCGTTTCCTTATCCAGCCACTTCTGCCACGCCTCGTATTGCTTAAGAAATGGCTTAATCGCGAGTTCCATCGGGAGGGACGAGCTTAATACCGGTAATGGGTTGGTCGTCGGTAGTTATATCGTGCGTTTCTTTATAACCGTGCTTGCCGAGCGCGAGCTTCGTAATCTCGGAACTAAACTCTTTCGTGAGTCCTTTGTTGATAAGCGTTCGCTCTTGTTCCGAGAGAATCTTCTCTAATATGTTACGTAAATTCTCATTCCCCTCTTTACTTGCCCACGCATAAATGGTCTTACGTGGTATCCCAATGATAACCGAAAGACCCGCGATGCTTGGTATAGCGTCCCCCGCCTCTTGCCACCCCCCCCCTATATATGCCTTGATCTTCTCGTAGTATTCCACGTTGTATTTCGTTTTCCCGCTTCCTTTACCTCCCATAGATTATCTTTTTTGCTTGGAGTTTTCTTGCTTCTTCAAAGCTGATGTTTCTTTTTCTCATGAGGGTGCCGATGGCTTTCCTTCGCGCCTTGCCAATTGGTTTCGTCATGAGTTCTATAAACGCGGGGCGTTTTTCCTCCTCCTCTAGGTTTTGAAATCGTCCGGGCATGTGTTTCGCACTAACTTTCCTTGCGCCTCCTCCTGAAGTTTTCCTTCTATCTTTCTGATACAAAAATTCAATACTGATACGGCGTTTTTAGCGGTTTCATCGCCGAGAATCATCAATACTTCCCGGTGTTTTCCGAGCAACCGGAGCCGTTCCTGCTCTCGGAGCACCTCTTCCTGTTTTTGGTTCTCTGTTTTACCCATTGAGTATCCTGTAGAGTGCTTCGTCGTATTCGGCGACCTTTCCAAAGATGTAGGAGTTTTTCCCCGCAAGAAGCTCCGCAAACCTCACCGCCGCCCGTTCCGCCGCTTGGGGATACTTCCGTTTGAGGAACAAATACTCCTCCCGATATGCTTCGACTTCCGTATTATACCTGAATTTTCTTGAAAAAGCAAATCTTATAAAATGGATAATCCCCTTCCACTTTGAGTATCCCATCTGCCGGAGGTGGGTTTCCTCGTGGATGAGATTGTGGTCTTCAAGAGGTTCTTTTGAGTAAATCGTGTCCCCAAACGCAAATCCTACCACCTTTTCAAAATTGTAGCCGGGAAAAAAGAGCTTAATAACCCATTGGAGTTTGGGGGGGGAGTGGGATAGTTTCATCAGCGATCGAGCGCGGGGTCTTCGGGTATTGGGTTTTCCTTCCGCTCAACCTTATCCGCCCACTTCTTTATCTCGTTCTTGAAATCTTCAAGGGTATAATCTTCCTCGTCGTATATCGCCCCGCCGGTCGTAATGAGCGCCCCCGCCACCGAGCATGCGTTTTCAAGCGAAACCTTAATGACATTGTACGGATCAACCACATTCTTGGGAATTTCAAACTCTTCCCCGGCGTTTTCCTGTATCTTATGGTAGGGAGCTTTAAGCGATTCGGTAAGGATGTTTTCGGGGAGCTTCTCCGCTATCTCCTTCAATGCCAAGCCCCCGCCCTTCACCACGCCGTCCCGCAAGGCTTCTTTGGTCGCTAAAACTGCATCCTGAACCTTATCAAGAACGTAGAGCTGTTCCAACTGCGTGTTATGCCCTACCCGGACAATCCCCACTCCGCTTGAAAGGTCGGCGATGCGTTGTTTTAATCTCGGCTTGAATTCGGGAATTTTCTCTATCTTTATTTGCTCTTCGATTTCCTTGATGCGCTTTTTGATTTCTTCCTTTTTTCCGTGTCCGCCTACCAATACGCACTCTTCGGCGTTCGCGGTCAGACGGTTCACTTGTCCCATATTCTCCACGTGGGCATCGGAAATCTTCATGTTCTGGTTCTCGTCCAACAAAGAACCTCCTACGTAAATCGCCACATCCTTTAGTTGCTCGGTAAGAATGGCGGGAACCTTGATACAATAAATCCTAAAACCCGTCTTGCGCCACAAATCGGCGACGTCCAAAAGAAATTTCTTTTCAAACTTCCACGCAATCAGAGCGCAATGCTGGTCGCCGGTCTCCTGAATGTCGGCGAACACCGAACCTCCCTTCGGTTTTATAAAATCGCCCATGTCCTTTACGGTCATGTTCGTTACCAATACTTTCGTTTTCTCCAAACTCAACTCCATCCTATTGGGATTATTGAGCATGAAATTCGCCGCCACCTTGCCAGGAAACTTCATACCTTCAATAACCTCGGTCTCGGTCTCAAAAGTGAATCCTTCTTCCGCAAAGATATAGCCGTTCTCGCCTATTTTCATCACCATCTCGGCGATTATCTTCCCTAGCTTCTCATCCTCAACGGAGGTAACCGCCACATCGGTGAGTTCCTCAATGGTTTTTATTTTCTTTCTTTGCTTTTTAAGTTCCGCCAACGCCAGTTCCTTTGCCTTGTCTATTTCTTTTTTGAGGGCGACGACGCTTATTTTTTTGGCTTTGATACCGAGTTTTTCATGGGTAGGGTCGGAAATCTTTTCAAGCGCGGTATGGATAATGGCTTGCGCTAAAACAATCGTTCCCGTAGTCCCATCGCCGGTCTTGAGATCGGTATTTTCGGCGGCGTTTGAAAGCGCCCGTACTACCATCCTTTCAATGGGGTCTTTCGGGTTGATGGCCTTTGCTGCCCGCTTTCCGTCGTTCGTCACAATGGGAACTGTATGTACCCTACGTTCGATTAAGTTGTTCCTTCCATAAGGACCCATCGTAAGCCCAACCTGATTTCCGATAAGGTCCACTCCGCGTAAAAGTTTTTCGCGGAGTTCCGAGCCGAAACTTACATTGGTAATGTCACCCTTCATATTGGTAAATGGTTATATCACTTCCCACCGACACTTTTAGTTGTTTTCCGCACTTCGGGCATCTCATTTTGAAACTAATCCTGTCCCTTCCATCTTTTATCTCCAAGTCCGAATCCTTAAAAAGGATCGCATGGCACGCCGGACACGTCCTCTGAACTCCTTGTTTTTCTACCATTGGTTATAATTTTATCATGTTCTGCCCACATTTTCAACCTCATTCCTTCTCCCCCTCCCTCTCCCACTCTTTCTTCGGGCGACACTCGACACATCCCGTAGGAATGAGGTACGACCCCATCACTTCTTTTCCACAGTTTTTGCAGGTTGCCAGTCCGCCGTTTTTCCTCGCCTCTTCCTTCGTACAGAGCACTATTTCGTGGTCGCTTATCTCGTAGTAGCTTCGAGGGTCGTGCCAGCCGCACGCATCACATTGCCACACCCAGAGTAAAGACGACGAAGCATCATACTGCTCGGTTTCTTTCCCGCATTGCGGGCACGGAAGGTATGTGGTAATTCTATCTCCCATCTTGTTTCACCTCAATCTTATAGGCAATGAAGCAAGAATAAGGTAATTACTATGGATGCCGCCGACGTGAGAGAGAGAATGAAAAACATCACCACAATTTCTTCCCAATTTTCTTTTATCCAGTTCATTCTCCTTTGTTATTCTCCCCCTCCTCAAGACGGGAGAGGAGTTTTTTCCAAACAAAACACATATTGCAATCGCATTTCTCGTCGAAATCCGTCCACGAACCCTTAAGCATCTCCCGTATCCTTTCCCTCTCTTCCTTCTTCGCTTCCTCGGCGGTGCGGGTGAGGGCTGACTTTATTGCTCTGAATAGCGGGATTGCCGACGAGTGTATTCTGACCGTGCCTTTCGTTTCGGCGCTTCCAATAACGCACTCTTTTACGGTGTCTCGCTGGTTCGGGGCAACGAACATATCCATTGCTTCCAATTCTTTTGGGGTGGTCATAGGGGTTGTTCCGCCATCAACTCTTATCTGTACGTAAACATATTATTTTATCTTTCACCCGACCTTTTGGGGGAACAATCTCGGCCGCAGGTATTTCCACTCTCCACCTTCCCACCCATCTTTTCTTGCTTGCTCTGCGCCACAAATAAAACACCTTCTCACCTCCGCAATTCCAACTGGATAAGTCCACCATCGCCCGATGTGAGTGTGATGAACCTCCTTGCTGGGTTGCTTTGTCCAAATGTGAAAGTGTAATCTCATTTTCCCGTACACAATATCTCGTAGGTTTCCGCCCCGATAACCGCTTCTCTTAACACCATAAACGTGATAAACATTCCTGCCTTCTTCACGGCTTCACGGATTTGTTGGAGGGGGTCATAATGGTTTTTTGTTCTTTAATCTTTTGAGGACGAAGGCAGAACACTTGGTTTTTATTTCATCCGCCTCCGCCGCCGCCCACGCCGCCTCCTCCGCCGCCCACGCCGCCTTCGCCGCCGCCTCCGCCGCCCACGCGCCCCGCCCGATGCTTTCGTTGCACGCAGCACAATTAACTTCTTTCCTAACGTGAACGCCGTGGTATCTTATCTTCTTCATTTCAATGGGTTAGGGGGTTAAATCCCGAATAGCGGCCCCTTTTTCTCTGTCGTCGCCGATATATGTGTCGCTTTCTTTTTGTGCTTGCGGACACCCGCACCAATTTGTCTGGTGGTAGCGACACCACGAACTTTCCCACGCTTGTTGTTCTTGAGTTTTCATTTCAATATCTTGGAGAGGGGTTAACTTTCATCCGCTCCGATTTTTAGACCCTTCCATTCTTCTGCGGTGATTTTATGTTCATCGTCAGACATACCCCACGCCATCGCCTCGGAGATAGTATTGAACCCGGGAACCCCTTTTACGTGCCATTCTCCGATTGACCTGTCTTGGTAGCGTGCGAAATGTACGGTCTTCGTGAAGATTCTCTTTTCCTCGTCCGCTTGGAGAGGAAACTCCCACAACTGGTGAATGATTGCTTCGCCTTTGAGATTAAACTTCAAGAACTCATCCAACTTCTTCGCCCCCGCGAACTCCACGAACTCTTCCCAACTACCGTACTTCATTGCCTGTCTGCGCTGGTCGATGTCCTTAATAGCAAGAATATCTTGAAAAGGCATCTTCTTTGAAACCACTTCCCGCCACAAATCTTCTTCAAACCGCACGCCGTTCAAGTGGTATAGTCCCCACCCGTCGGGGTACTCAATGGACTTTCCTGTGTCGCTATGTAATTGCCCTCGCACGTTGCGGTTTATTGACTTCGGCCTCGCACACGCGATAACAAAGTTCCTATTCGGCCAAATGTAATTCACCGATTCACAAACCCTTTGATACGCTTTGGCGCGTTCCGTAATATCTTTGGTGAGCTTAAGACCGCATACCTCAGTGAAAAACGAAACATACGAAGGTGATCCCCACCATCCACCTACCCAGAATTGACCGCCGAGCCAATAATGCCATTCTAATCTTGCGCCGCGAACTGCGCCGCGAACTGCGTCGCGAACTGCGTCGTGAACTGCGCCGTGAACTGCGTCGCCAACTGCGTCGTGAACTGCGCCGCCAACTGCGTCGTGAACCGCGTCGCGAACTGCGTCGCCAACTGCGTCGCGAACTGCGTCGTGAACTGCGTCGTGAACTGCGCCGTGAACTGCGCCGTGAACTGCGTCGCCAACTGCGCCGCGAACTGCGCCGCGATTTTTCCATACTCTTTCTGAAATCGCTGCCGCAAGTCCTCCCACTAAAGGCGAGGAAACCCTTACTATGTTTTTTGGGTACTTGATGCCTGCCTTCTTAAAACATACGGGCATATATTTTTCAAAAGTAGCCCAATCGGTTTCTCCCGTGCGGAGTCCAATTTCAATCCACTTATCCCTCCATACAGGAAACATCGCTTCCTGCTCCTTCGTGAGTTTTTCTATCCGAGTAACTTTTTTCACTAGTCAATTACTTTTCTTTCGGTTGAACTCGCAAAATGGTCAAGCTCTCTTTCCATCACCTGAATGTAGTAACCCTCTTTTACAGGCAATGCGTGGTGCTGTTCATGGGTTATCTGTGTGTCTTTCGCAACCATAAAAAGCCGTCCGCGCCCATCGGGAAGTTCATGAACTACCAACGCCTGCGGCTCTGCCACGATAACGTGGCGATGTCCCGTCACTTCACCGAGTGCAAGCACAAACTCTCCCTTGTGAGTAACGGGTTTCGCCGATTTCACAAACGCTTCATACTGTTCCTTTGTAATTGGGTGGAGATTTACGTCTCCGTGACTGATTATTTTCATATTATTTATTCTTCTGTGACCTTTAAGATTGAGGAGAGGAATTGGAGGGTTTCGGGGGCTCACGCTGATACACCCTAAGACGGAGGTGATCTATTTCGGCTTTCATCGCTTTCTTTATTCTTTCTATTTCTCCGAAAAGGTGTTCCCGCATCTCCCGATTCGCGCCGAGAATATCAAAACCCCAAATAAGCGTCGTAATAAAAACCTTTATCTTCTCACGTTGAGAATGATTCCTCGCGCTTCTTACCGCTTCACGAATTGTTTGGGGGGTCATAATTTCTCGATTAAATCTCTTAGTAACTGCCCTACCGACTTTTTTTCTTTCTTCGCCGCCGCTTTCAACTTCTTCATCTGTTCCTTAGAAAGCCGGAGGAGGTATGATTCGGGGTATTGGGTCATAGTGTCTATATTATATCACAATGGGGTTTAGATTCAAGGTGGATAACTCTAATCTCGTATTTCTTGGCTTATAATGCGGGTCATTTCTTGGTCGTAATACTCTTCAAAACTGATGGGTTCATTGAGGTTTTTCCACCGCCGCCACAAGACCCCTCGTAATTGCTGGCCTCGGCTTCTTACGTCCTTCGCCTTGATGGTTTCGCCCGTTTCCTTGATAAGTTCCACCAGTACCGGCGCAAACTTGTAAACGTGGGTAAATGAGCCATCCTCATTGTCCTCAATAGTTTCAGAGGTAATACTTCCCTCTATTGTGGTGCGGAGGTTATGTCCGATTTTCAATGGTTCGGGGATTTCTGCCTTCCCTTGTAATTTTACGCAATAACTATCCATTCCAAATTATCTTCTTGTCCTTGATAACGCCCTTTATTGGTATCCGTACGAATGGTTGATATTCTTTCAGTTCCTTCTCTACGGCAAGATACTCGTCATCAAACCATTGCCTCGTTTTCCGCGCCGCCACCTTCAACTTCTCGTAGTTCTCCTCGCCTAAATGTTCTCGCACAAACTCGGTGAATAAAATCGGATTTCTATGCCCCCAGAAATGGCACGAGGCACAAAGCAAAAGTAAATTAAGAGGCATCCAACGAGTTTCTTTGTAAGTGCGAGTGTAAATGTGGGATACTTGGAGATTTTTCCTGCTTCCGCATCGTTCACATTTTCCACGCTTCCTTATCGCTTGGCGAGTAAGGTCGTCCAAGTAATTTCTCCAAGTTGAGGGGCTACGCTTTTTCATTTCAGTATGAGCGCAATTAAAATCGCTAATCCCATCCCAAAATTAAAACCAGCTAACCACTTTGTAGTTTCCTCAGCATAAAAGCCGATAACCCCAACGCTCAAACACACAAGAGAAATTATTAACTCAATGAATTCCATTTCAGTAACTTATCGCTTGACCCTTCTTGAATGACGCTAAAATCGCTTCTTCTTTTTCGCGGGACTCTCTATGTTTTTTCTCGGCGGGAGTTTCCAATTTCGGCGCACCCTCGTCCTCATATCGGTAGCGCACCTCCGCCAACTTCCCGTTCAATCGGTGTTCCAAAAGTCCTGCTTCCACGAGGTCACGGCAATCCCTATCACCCCTAAAACCTATCCATCCGAAATCCGTTTGCTTTGAGCGGATAGTTCCTTCCAAAACCCACCCGCCGTTTCTATCCAAATCCCTCACGGCTTTGAGATATTTAAGGATTATTGCTTTATAACCTTTTGGAGATAACATTTCATTTACCACTCATCCACCCATTCTACGTTTTCTAGTCCGAACGACTTTTCTTTCGCCGCTACACACGTTTTCTCGCGGGTTTCTATGAAGTATTCGCGCCCCGTTGACGGACAAATCACATTGAGGAAATAGAACGGGGTGTCATATCCTTGAATGGTGAAACTGACCACCTTCATTTTATTGCCCCTACCATCGTCTTTCACTTCGTCCTCCACCCTGAAGTCGGCAAGGTCTTTCATCTTCGCCTTGTCCATCAACTCGTAGGCGACGCGGCGCTGTTCGGCGTTTTCAATAGCGAATACTTCTTTTGCGGAGAGTTCGCCATTCCTCACCTTGTCAAATAGTTCGCGGGCAAACCCCACTCTTTGGATGAAATACCCCGTTTCTTTTTTCTTCGCCAACCGCGAGAGAAGCCATTCAGATTGGAGGTCACATACATTCCATTTATTCTTTTTACACTTTCCCCACAATCTTTTTTCAAGCGCGTGCGAAATCTTGGAATACACGTAGAGGTAACCACCTACGCTGGTGAGCTTGGGACACTCAAGCGTGACGTTGGAAGACACGGAGAGGTCACCACCTACGCTGGTGAGCTTGGGGAGCGTGACGTTGGAATACACGGAGAGGTCACCACCTACGCTGGTGAGCTTGGGGAGCGTGACGTTGGAATACACGTAGAGGTCACCACCTACGCTGGTGAGCTTGGGACACTCAAGCGTGACGTTGGAAGACACGTAGAGGTAACCGCTAATCTTTGTAACGCCTTTCAACTTCTCGCTCCACTCTTTCTGATTTTCTTTGAAGATTTCTACGTCACCTTTGTAGGTTTTGTCTTTCATATTCAGTCAATGACGGGGCGCATTCCCGCGTGAGTGTTTTCGACTTGCTTCCTTATCTCATAGAAACCATCGGGGAGCTTCGCTTCTTTCAATCCTTTCCCTTCGCCGTGCTCTTTGTGGAAAAGCGTGGTGTTTTTCGCTTCAAAGTAGCCAATCACGAACTCGCCCGAACCTTCGTACAGTTTCCCACCCTTGAAGGTGTGGGGGTTACCGCCCGAGCCTAACTCAATAATTACATTGGTCTTTTTCACTTTCGCGTCCTTCGGGATTTCCGCAATGGCAACAAACGCGATGTCACCGTGTCGGTATGCTTTTGTTTTCATATTTTTTATTCTGCCAGACGGTCTTGGAAAACTTGGTACACGGTATTGGCTTCAAAAGTTTTTGGGAAGCGTCCGCGTGGTCCGAAGTTCAGATACGCCCAGCATAAAAGTTACCTATTTTGCGCCCGAAACACCTCCGCCTTCCTACACACGTCGCACAATCCGTCTTCACCTACGACCTTACCCTCATTTGAGTACCGGATAATTCCCTTACACCCCCGGCACATCGGGGCTTTGGAATCCAAAAATTGCTTCGGCGATTTCCTTGTACGTGACATACCAGTTAGTATTGGTTACCTCGCCCTTTGTGATGAGTGCCGAGAGAATAAGCGCCGCGTTATTCTTCGCGTTCAACCATTCCATCCCCTCTTCTTTTCGCGCGCGGATTTCGTCCCAGTTCGGTTCCTTCCTTGGGGGAATTGCTACGGGTTTCGGGGTCGGCTTGTTATCTACCCAATCCACGTTCTTACAACCGACACGATCCGTACAAAAGTATCCTTCCCATCGCTTCGTTCCCTTGATGCCCGTCTTGTAGACCGCCTCCGCGCCACATTTGCTACACGCTTTATTTTCCATTGTAGTTATTCTTCCGCTTGCGACCTTTCAAACACATCGTCATCTGGATTCAGTCCTTCGTACTTGTTGTCGGAGGGTTCGGTTTCATTCCGCGCAATTGCGCCCAACGCTACACGGTCCCTCATCTGCGCCCGATGAAGAATCAAGCTCGCTTCTTTGGGTTTTCCCCTCGCGTTCCCATACGCCGTCAACATATCAACGAAATCTTGTATTTGACCCATATTATTTATTTCTTTTCCCCCGCCCGACAGAACGAGGATATTTCTTTTACGCATTTGCTACACAATTCCGCATAGTTCACCGCATCATCGCCGTTCCTTAACCACAAATCACTTTGTACCTCAACCGCCGAACCAAACTCTTTTTTACACCTGTCACAAGTCCACGTTTCTTGTTTCATATTTACCATTGAAGTCCCGAAAGGAGGGTCATTGCTATCAAGAAACTTACGAGAAGAAATCCGGTAAATCGTTCGTTGCGCTTCTCGCGGTTTCGTTGTTCGATGTAGTAGTTCATTTTTTGATTTTCCTCGGGGCGAACCGACACCGGCTTACCCCAAGGAAAATGTGTCCGTTCTTTTTACCGATATAGCTGGTAATGCCCGACCTTTTTCATATAGATATTATATCACAATCGTTTTCTCGATTTCAAAGGAAACGGGGGATAACTTTTTAGGGATGAATTGGGTAGATTTAGAGCGACTTTTCGCCTTCTTTGAGCGGACGGAAGCAATAAAATCCCTCTTTCCACGCAATCTTAAATTTCAATTCCGTGCCGTCATTTTTAATCCACACACCGCCGAGGATTGCGCCCGCCGTTCCCTCAATAAGATGAAATCCTTCAAGTTCGGGGTTCTTATTTTTCTTCCGCCCACTCATATCTTATTTATATCCATTTAGAGGAGTGGGGAAGGAGTTTGTTGGATTCTTTTTTCCGCCATTTTTATGTAATCCTCGTTGAGTTCAATCCCAAGCCAATCCCTTCCGAGTTTTTTTGCTACCACCCCAGTCGTTCCCGCGCCCATAAAGGGGTCTAAAACAGTGCCGCCTTTCGGACAACCCGCTAATACCATCGGTTCAATAAGTTTTTCGGGGAAGGTGGCGAAGTGAGCATCGGGAAATGGGGACGTTGTAACCGTCCACACGTCGCGCTTATTTCTCATTTGTCGCGGAACGTACCTATCATTGAATCCTGTATACGTTGGGTTTCCAATCATGTCTTGCTTTCTCGCGCGTTCGATGTGGATTGTATTTGGTTTTTGTCCCTTTTGTTTTAAGTTTTTATGCCGCTCACTCGCGCTTTGCGGTTTTCCATTATGCTTCCCGTTATCTGACTTGGGAACAAAACCGTCCACCATTCGCGGGTCGGGGCAAGCTCCATTTTCTTTTATCGCCTCCGCATCATAAAAATACTTCTTATTCTTACTCATCAAAAAGATATATTCGTGGCTTTTGGTACAACGGTCGGTAACACTTTCGGGCATCGGGTTTGGTTTCGCCCATATAATGTCCTGACGAAGATACCAACCGTCGGCGCGAAGGGCAAACGCTACCATCCACGGGATACCTACAAGGTCTTTGGGTTTTAATCCTTCCGGTGCTTTCTTTGCTTTACCAGTAAGCGCGCGAGTACCCCGGTTGCTGTCCCGCTTTTCTGTTCCACCACCATTGCCTCCGGCCGCATAACTATCCCCCAAGTTCAACCACAACGTTCCTTCGTTTTTTAGTACGCGCCGAACCTCACGAAAAATCTCTACCAGTTTAGCAACATATTCTCCGGGTGTCTTTTCAAGGCCGAGTTGTCCGGATACGCCGTAATCGCGGAGGCCTAATAATACGGAGGGGACGTGATTACACAATCCACCAATTCCGATGGAAGCGTTTTGAGTACGCATAATGCGTCCCCACAAATTATGGAATTAACCATCCCTCCGGTTTCTTTTTGTGAATCTCCTTGTGACATTTTTCGCAAACTGTTATGAGGTTACTTACAACAAATCTATATTCAGGATACTTCGACCACTGCCTTTTGTGGTGAACGACCAATTTATTGCCAACACGATTGGCAACACCACATTTTCTACAGTGAAAACTATCGCGTCGGAGAATGCATTTTGCCAATTCTTTCCACGCGGCACGAGCGTATTTCGATTGTCTCTCTGGTGAGTGTCCACCGTTCCAACGAGGATTGAGTTCCCCAATCTTTCCATACATTCCATTCTTTTTCCCCAAAAGTCCCCAGTATTTAACTTTCCGGGTTTCTGAAATTGTGCGGGTTTTGATTCCATGCTTTCTAAGCCAAAAATAAATCGCCGTATCTCTAACATTAAAAGTTTTAGCAATCTCCGAGGCGGATTTTTTCTTCGTAACATATTCATTTTCAAGCCATTCCTTGTCCCAAAACGGCCTCCAGGGTCGCCAATGCGTTCCTTTAATAAATCTGCCAAGTTTATCCTGCATGCCTACATTATATCACAATACGGTATTATATTACAATAAGGGAGGAGAAGTTATACAACAATCCACGCTCTCATCGGGGAACGTTTTCAAAGCTTCAAGCGCATCGCCGTGTATAATCTTTCCGGTCATAGTTATTTCTTCCGCGCCATCGTTCCTTCATACCGCCTGCCCTTGTCTCCTTCCTAGCAAGGGAAACAAGTTAGTGAGGATATTACGAGAAGGTAAAGGCTTCGGGAATGTCCCTGCGGCGGTGAACAGGGCTTGTCTATCCCCCTACGCCTTCAATCTTGCCTCTTGTCCTCCGGAAGTCCCCCGTCCTATGGGCCACGGGAGCGGGGATTATACGGAAGACACGAGGCGGCGGAGCGGTTTTTCTCGTCCGTTGCTCCGAAAGGACGCTACCTATCGTGTTTGTGGAACCTAAAAGACGCGCGAAATTACTCGTGCGCCTTACCAGATCCCCAACGAAAAATCCCCATCGGCCGGAGGTCGTGAGAAAACCTTGAGAGTAAACGCACGACCTGCCACCGATAGGGACCTTTGATTGTTAGGTTTCTCAAGGTTTTCATTGTACGGGTATTATAGCACAGTCCCTAACTATTTACAATAGGGTCAAATTGTGTAGGTTTTATCGGGGTTTTGGCTATTTACGACAATCGCGGTTGAAAACTATTATATCTCTCAACTATAACATCAACATACATCGGGTCGATTTCCATCATAAAACATCTTCGATTTGTTCTCTCACAAGCAATTAATGTACTCCCACCGCCACCGCACAAATCCAAAACAATATCATTTTCTTTCGAGTGGTTTCTTATCAGGTACTCCAACAATTCTATTGGTTTTGATGTGGGGTGAAAATCAGAACGTTTTGGTCGCTTGAACTCCAAAATGCTTGAATGCTTCCTATCGCCATAAAAATGATGCTTGCCCTTTTGTTTCCATCCATAAAGTATCGGTTCGTGCCGATAGTGATAGTCCGCGCGTCCTAAAACAAAACTATCCTTCACCCATATTAGTTCGTGCCGAACTTTCCACCCCACCGAAGATATCATCATCATCATCATCATCTGGTCGCCCCCCTGACACGCAAACCATAAATAACTTGCTTCATTAGTAGAAAAGTCGTATGCGTTTTGTGCTATTTCTTTCCAAATTACTCTTATATCGTCAAGGGATTTTTCGTCTGAAGAAATCTTTTTGCCCTCCATATTCTTCACAATGCCGCCGCTCACGGCGGCATTCTTTTCTATGTAAGAAACTCCATACGGAGGATCGACGAGAAATAGGTCAGCAAATTCACCGCCCATTAAAATCTCCACGTCTTCTCTTTTTGTGGAATCGCCGCATAAAACGCGGTGCCTTCCCAATTTTATAACTTTATTCAAATTGGGTAGGTTTTATCTCGTTTTTCTCGTGCCGCGCCCGTTCCTTCTTTACTTCCATTCTCATAAAAACCTCGTGAAGAATAGGCAAAATAAGCGGAGCCATTTCTTTCCATTCCGCGAGGGTATATGTCCTAGAGAAGGTTTTGCTTACGCGTTTCGGTTTTTGTCCGGGATTTCCCATAATTTTTCATTCCATCTGCTCCCCACTTGATTGTGATGGCTGGTTGCGGGGCGAATTGCTTCGCCGATTTACACCCCAATCAAGTAAGGAACTTACAATGACACCCTAACCTTGACACCCTAACCTTTCGGCTAGGGAGCAGAAGGAACGAAGTTGGTAATGAGCAGGGAAGTGTGCGGGGTTGAGATTTGTTTCGGGTCGCTATCATCCTAACGGTTGACGCTTCCCTATGGTCACTCAACAGGACTTTTTGCGGCTCGCTTCATCGGGTATTGCTCCCGTAAAATCTTTTACTGCCGGTCAAGGTCAGAAACACCGCAAGGACTATCAACCTTAGGTTAGTTTCATCTTGCGTGACTAAATCGCAAGATATAGCGTCTCCCTTTTGCGCCACCCGCACACATCTCTACTCACTACTTTTGAGATGGGCTTGGTTTTCTGGGCTTACCGCTTATTACAGTTATCATCGAGCAACTACTCCTAGCACTCGACTTCGTGCGCGCGCTGGCGGTACAGGGCTTGCGCCCCGCCCAGAAAACGAAACCCACCTCGGTTGTAAATACTACTCGCCTACATTATACCAAAAAACGGTTACGGGAGGAAGTGGATAACTCCCACCCACGCCAAAACCAACGCCCCGTAAAATATCCATCGATAAATCAGTACCATATATCAAGTATAGCCCCGAAAATTACCATACCTAATACGAGCCAAAAGTATGGGTTCATTTCTTCATTGCTTCCCAGAAGCAGTTTTCACATATCCATTCGCCAGTCTTTTTATCCAGCGTCACCGTCATCACGTCCCGTCCACATCGGGAGCAATGTTCAGAACCCTCCTTCTTTTTGCTGACGCTGGTGTCGGTCATCGTGGGGGCTCTCCGATTTTTTTAACACAATTGCTCCACCGCCAACTTTCGCCGTCCTCCAACGCCAACCTTGTCACGGTTCTTTGGAGCGAAGCGTCCATTATAAAGTTCATATACTCGTTAGGTTCGGCGTTCGGGAGTAACCCATACCTCCCTATCAGTTCTATCCAAGTGGATTCTTGAAACTGAAAATGACCGTATGATTTTTTGCCGTTTGTGTCCACGATGACTATATCGTGCCTGCCGCCGGATTCGCAGGTCATAAGGCGGTCCAAAAGAGCGTTCATTCTTTCTTCCTTATCTCTCGCCTCAACTATCTCACGGAGCCAGATGGTGGGGAATTGGGCAAAGGAAAAATTCTCTGCCCCCAAATCCGCTTCAATCCCTTGCCCCCTAAACGCCCCTAATAGCCCCGTTTGTGCTACCGCTAGGGTGATTCCTATCCCGACAGTTACCCCGCCTATAAAGCGAAATAAAGAGGTTTTTTCCAAAATGTGCCGTTAGGCGACGGCGGCCCATCCAAGTCCTCTCTTACCTCCCCATCCTACCACATTTCAACCCCTTTTTCCATAGGGTTATACACATCTTGACGTAACTACCATTTGTGTAGTATCGTTGTACTTACGAGGTCTCAAAAGCAAAGGTAGCGCCTTTCACCCGCGTGTTTACCTTCTAGGAACGCGGGTTTTCTTTATTCTCGGTTGTGGCGGAGGGCGTCCCACGCCTCCAAGTACCAAAGAACAGCAATCACCGCAAACCCCACGTCGGGGTTTTTTATAAGAAGTGGGACGCCGATGACGAGGGTGAGCGTCATCGCTATCCAAAACGCCATATCAAACTCTTTCTCGTATCTACTCCCTGAAGGTAAATTGTTCGTCAGAAAGAGGAGCCAGTACTTTACCTGAGCCATTGCGTGGCGATATACGCGACGATAACGCCGCCAATAATGGTGGCGAGGGCGCGGCTTGCGGTTTGTTTGAGAAATTCTTTCACTCACCCATTATAACAAAACCCCCTACTTTTTGGTAGGGGGTTCAAATAATGGATACTCGACCGCGAGACGGTAGGTTTTATGACAGACCGTACAAAACAGAATGTACGTCGTCTTGCCGTCGTGCTCGAATATCTCGCCCTGCACTTTCGCGTTCATGATCTGGCGACAATGCGGGCATATCTGCTTGAGGGTCTTCATAGCCAGCCCTCCTTTCTTGCTTCGTGAAGCAATGCGTGGATGGAATCGCGGCGCATCTCCTTGGGAGTCCACGTTTTGAGGACCTCCATGAGAACTTCATGCGGCATTTTATTGTTGAAGATACGATGCCACGCCGCGTGCTCACCTTCGGTGAGTTCAAGGATATTCCAGTCCTTATCTGGTCCGCCGCGTGAGCGGGGAACCATGTGATGGCGACTAATATTTCTCTTCATCACCCCTCCTCGCTTGATACACAAGCCGAAAGAGTTTTGATAAAGGAAACACCGGCGCCGACATCCTTTTGCACTTCGGACACCACCCCGGCATAAAAATGGAGGGAGGATCGTCCGCGAGCCAAAAGAAGAAAGGAACGTCCTGCATGGGAAGCATCCGGTGTTGCCCGTTCTGATTCTGGATGGCTTCCAGTATGGCTTGGTCGAACTCGTTGTCTTCGGATTGCTCCTTGACCAGACACTCCAAGAGTTCCACCGACCACACTAACGGGGTCTCACAGTATGGGCATTGCGGTTGTACACCGAGTACGGGGTTCATGGCGACCTCCCGGGGAAAAGATCCTCTAACGTTTTCCTATAGGGAATGGTCTTTTCAATGAGCCGTGGCGGGATGGGAACGAAAATCCCGTACACCGCCCCAAACTCATACGCCGTTATCATGTGCATCATGCCGAGAAGTTCTCCGTTCATATTCCATACGCCCGAACCCGAAACTCCTTGTACGACCGCGCGGTCTACATACACCTCATTTTCCTCAAATCGAGCGATACGTCCCACAATCACATAGAGGTGGGGCTTCCGCTCGTACGAGAAGTGAGGTTGTACCCAGACCACCTGCTCGGCATAGGAACCTTCGGAATACTCCACGGGTTCCATCGTGCGACCGAGAAAGGTTCTGACTAGTACCACGTCGCCTTCCGAGGCAACTACATACGAAGTGGAATCAACGCTTCCGCCGTGGAAGAGAAAGAACCTTCCGATGGCAGAGTCATCCAGTATCACGTGCTTCGCCACGTAGGCATACCCTTGTCCTGCGACGACGAAACTTCCAAAATGCCCCGCTTCCGACATCACGATGCCGAAGCGTTGCATAGAGGAATGGCGGGTGGTGGCGCACCCGAAAATCAGGAACGCCACCATGACGAGAAGAGTTTTCATTGGCCACCTCCGTAACAAGCCACCGATTCAAGGAGTTTCAGTTTCTTCCCTATCAAGCGGAAGATTCTCCAGCACTTCTTGCAACGGGTGGCGGGTTTGCTGAATCCCCTATATTCGGGGTGTTTGTGACATCGGACGTGTTTCATCGCGCCCTCCATTTCCCGTCCACGATTGTTACCAGTTGAACGGTTCCCGTGTTCCAGAGTAGCGCGTGCGTGTGAGTCCACGCCGAAGGGTATCCTCTCATGTAGAAAGGATTTCTCGGCAGACACACGCCTACGGAGTAGGTATTGCGAAGCACTTGCGCTTTGTGATTGTGCCCCGTGATACTTTTCCCGTAGTTGATTTCGTTCTCGGTCATCGAGCTGTACCCCATACGAGACCAGTTATGGTCCCCATGTTGAGCAAGTTGATAACCTCGGACCTTGTAATCCTCGTCTTCCCGAAGGAAACGGATGTTGCGAGGGAGTTTGCCGTACTTCTCGTACCCCGCCTTCACGGGGTCGTTGTAGTCCCTCGCGGCCATAAACGCCAAGAGGTCTGCCGCCGTGCGGAAGTTCGGCATATCCTTCGCAAATCTTCCCTCCTCCAAGTAGCGGGCAAGGAACGTGTGGTGGTTTGAGAAGACCAAGAGTATCGGTCTTCCCTTCATCACCACGTTCAATTTCCCCAGCTCCTCGCGCCCATCACGAAGTTCCTTGTCCAAGAGGTGGAGTTTCTTGTCGTAGATCTGTATCAGCTTCTCGCGGACTGGTTTGCGGTCAACGTGATGGCTCACGGAATGCCCGTCGAAGAAGTCGTGACAGACCAGTCGCTTCGGGCGCAACGCGCGAATCATCTCAAACGAAGTCGCGATAACTTGCGGATCGGACTGTCCAAAATGATAGTCACCCATCACCATTGCTTCGAGTGTCGCTTTCCGAGTCGTGCTCCCAGAATAGAACACGCCGAGGTCAACGAACTCTCCACGCTTGTTGGCGCGGACGTGGCGGAAGTGGAACATCTTATTATCCACGACCTCCACCACCACAAAGCCAAAGATGTGATCGCGTCTTGCAATATCGCCAAGTCGCCTTCTCTCTGCCGACACATCATCCTTCGTGGCGTAGTTCGGGCGGGTGATACACCCGGTCGTGATGAGGAACTTCGGATACTTCTGGTGTGAGTGAGCCACGGGTACGAGACGTTGCTTCGGACTCGCAAAGATAACTGAAGTTGTCTGTTGCGCGAACCGTTGGAGTCCGGTACACGGGTCAATCTGATACGGGCGAATGTTGAACTGCTCAATCTTGATGTTTGAGTTCAGTGTCCGCTTGCCGTATTCAAGATACTTCTTGAACATTGGATGAACCGCGTCCCAGTCCTCCTTTGCGTCCTTGCCAATCATCGGAAGCAAAATTATCTTTGCCTTCCGAAGTTTCGCGTAGTGCTGTAACCCCTTCCAAAAGAAGGAATGAGGCGAAGCACACGCCTGAACTGCGCCGATAATGTACGTTTTCATCGCATACCTCCTATGAATTGTGAATGAACGAAGAGCTTATGCCCTTCAGGGGGAACGCGTAAGTTAGACGTATCCCCTCCGAAAAGCACAAAACGACACCTTGACGATGTCGCCTTACATACTGCTATTCGGTTTTATTCGGGAACTCATTGGCGTGAGGTTCCTCGTTGCCCGTCAGGGTAGTCGTTGGCTTATCCGCATCTACCGAGCTTTCGGACCGAAGTCGCGGGACGGGGAACTTTGGTCGAGGTAGGTTCGCGCAAGTAAATGATTTGATCGCTTTGCCTACCACAGACATTATACCATACTTTGCAAATTATTTCACCTTCCACACGCCGCCAAACTTGCCAGAACCGTCCGTACCTAGTGCCTTTGCAAGAGAAGCCACCGCCGTCAGTACCACGATATTGAGTAACTGGGCGGGTTCGATTGCGGTAAGGGAGGTAAGGTTTCCTACATACGCAAGCACCGCCACCAAAACAGAGGACAAAACCGCACCGCCTACATCATTCCAATTCAATTTGAAAATGTTGCTCATAAATAAATGGTTAGGAACGACCTTTTATCTTATCATACCATATTTTTGAGTCGCTGACAACGTCGGGATTGTGGCTGAACCAAGAAAGAAAGTGCCCGAATAGAAAGTGGTGTTCTCGGCACAACACAATAAGATTACTCTCGTCAAGTTCCAATGCGGGAAACTCATGGTAAGGACGCACGTGGTGCGCTTCAAGTTTCTTTTTCGTTCCACACACCGCGCAAAGGGGATGTTCCTTGATAAACTTATTTCTTACTTCTCTCCACTGGGGAGAACGCGCCGCTCCCAAGCGGATGGTGGCACGGTCAAAGAGATTTGTTAGCCAAGTGAACATAGGTTATCTTAGAAATTCTATTACTTGCTCTCGTGTATTGTTTCTCTTTTTATATATCCGGTGAAATAAATTGTGGCACTCCTTACAAAAAGTAATCCCATTGTCTATCGCAAAACGAAGTTCAACATAAGAAGAAAAATTCAAAATGTGGTGTGCGACCAATTTATATGTTCTATTTTCCCCACATTTCTTACACTTATTTCCATCTCTATTGAGAACACTGTCTTGCCAAAGTTTATATTCAAATGAAGCGCGGATTTTGTTGTGTATGGGCGTTACTCCTCCTTTCCAATTCCAAGATTCCTCTGGCCTTCGCCCACGCTTGAATTGGGTTGATGGCGAAAATGAAATACCTTTTCTAACACTATAAGCGCATTTTTTACTACAAAATGTTCCGGCGTTTTTTCCGCGATTCCTTTTGAAATCTCTTGGATATTTATATTTTTCTTTTCCGCAAACTGAACACTTTATAAATTTTCCCCTCCATAAATGAGGATATTTCTTCCCAAGTTTTGCTAACTTATACTTTTCAATCGTTTCTTTTGTGTGCTTTCTTCCAATATTTATCTTTCTAATTTTCTCCAACCAAGCTTTTTTGTTCTTCTCTTTTACAGGAAAATGCGGATGCCCCTTGTAAAATCCCCCAACCCAATCTTTTTTCCTCGCATGGGCACGTTTCAGCCCCTCTGATATTTTTCTTTTTCTCTCCTCCGTAAAAACCACCATAAAATTATCCTAACACATTTTTGAGAAAATTTCTATATCCCCCATTTCTGTGAGCAATCCAATCATCTTCTCTTCCGCGCTTCCACCCGTCAATCATAATATCAACCGCTAATTCTGGGTTATTCATAACTTGTTCACCCGTGAGATTGCGCGGACGAAGATACCAATAGTCATTTAGTTGCGTCAAAGAAAAGTCAGTTGAAACAACTTTTCCATTTATTTTATTCTCGTTGATACAAAAAACGTTCCACCCACTTTCAGCCATTATTGTGGCCAGAAACTCCGTTGTTCGTTTCTCATCAAATCCCGCCTCCTCACACTTCCTTTTCGCCATCCTAAATGCTTCCTTCTTTCCTTCCTCTGCATACTCTTTCCAACCCCTCCCAACATACCACTTACGCCAGTCAATCTTTTCTGGTTTCACCTCAATCGGCACGCTGTCTATGGGCTTGGGTAATTCCTTCTTCAAGAGTTCATTCAAGAGTTTTTTCAATCGTTCCAGTAAACCGTTCAAGGTGTCGTAAGAGACCGAGCCGAGCGTGCGTCCCATACGGGAGAGCAGGGCAAGGATGTTGAGTAACGCTTGCTTGATACGCTCTAAAATACCGATGGCTTCCTCGTTACTTATTCTCTTGCTTATCCAAATCTTTTTCGCCCAAAAGATACCAAAGTTCTTGTCGAGGCGCTTGATGAATGGCTCGTATGAGTCCCGCAACATCAGGTCTCCGTCTGGGTAGCGGCCGATACAGAGTGTCCAGTGCGTGTCCGCGCCCGTCCGCACGTACTTTTGTTTTTCTGCGTCAAAACTCCACGCCTGCACCGCTATCGCTACGGGCGAGTATTTAAGTTGCTCATAGATCTGTTCTATCTCAACTTTTCCATTCAAACCTTTGGGAAGGTACTCGTGCTTGAGAACGTATCTGTCCCTCCATTCCTTTGCCTTTGTAAGATGTTCTGATGAAGGAGGGCGTGGTTGCGAATACTCAACAAGAGTAGACACGTTCCACGGAAAGTCCCCTTCAGGAATGACCCCAGTGTTCCGCTCACTCTCGTAAGCGCGATTAGGGTCGGCGCCGGGTGGGGAGATGCCTGTGTCGTTGTAGGTGAAGCGATCCGAGAAATTTGCGTCTACACCGAACTTTCCCTTGAAATAGGTCTCTAGTTGGGTAAGTGAATTAAAAACGGTACATCCGAACGTGTCGAACCCTACCGATTGTCGCTCGTCCGCTACTGCCGCCTTACTCCAGTCCCCGTCAGGCATCACCACTTCCTCCGCGAAACCCAGTTCAATGGCTTTATTCGCAATGCTTCGCTCCGCTCCTGCGATGTAATCTTCGGGGGTGAGCTTCGGCTCCACGAAGCCGTTATTGATATGTTGGGTGATTATTTTGCTCATATCACCGATTCAGGTTGTGAGGTGACAACTATTTTTTCAAGTTCGGGGCTATCACCCGCGCCATCAGAGCCAGACGCGCTTCTCAACTCAACGCAAAATTGTATCCATGCCCCGGGAACATCTAAATCGAATCCTTGTCGGTCTATGCCCTGCGTTGAGACAGTAGCGCACTTTTTGAAGTCTAGAAATACAACCTCGGCGGTCCCTGAGACATTTGGTATGGTTTCGTCCAAATTGACCGTATAAGTCCCTCCTGCTTCGCTAATGCTTGAAACGTGGGCAATCGTTCCCGAACCGCGACCACGCAAAATCATAACCTGATCCCCAGCAGAAACATTAGAAAGATCGGTGGTAGAGGTGAACGTATCGGTATCACTCCACGTAGCATTTCCAAAAATGGGAAAATTGGGATTCTTGACTGAGCGGTAACTTACCACAATCCTATCGCTTGAACTTCTTAATCTTTTGAACGAAAGCAAAATGTTTTGGAATACGTCCTCAACCGCCGAGGAAGGAAACGGATTGGTTCTCAAGTGTCCACGCTTTGCCAACGTATCGGTAAGATCGCGGTGGAAAATCGCCTCACTCGTAGTTGAAGAATCGTCTCTAATGAGTGCGCCCGCAAGAAACAATCCCTGACTTGCGGTAGTGGGGATAAGCGCTCCCACTTCTTCGAGAATAAACGACCCATAATCTATCTCAGTGCCGTCATACAACGATAAGGCGTATTTGTGCCTCAAACCACTCTCCTCATCAAATACCCAGACGCCCGAAGGAAAATTTATCATTGAATTTGAGAAGGCGTTGTTTATCAACGAGGACACAAGAACGTGTATCTTGTTTTCAATGATTGCCATCCCGTTCCTGTGTATGTTTCTCCTAATAGTATTTCCGTCGTTTATCCTTTTGTTAGGGATGAGGAAGTTTGGAAATACCGCGACTTCTTCAAACCCCGAACCATTAAATCCGAGCAGTTGTCCCTCTCCATTTACTGTATAGGCAATGCCGTCTTTGATAACCCCCGCAAAGGTGTGGTCGGATTTCAATCCGTATGCGTAATTGTAGTTTTCCGCAGATTCGTCCCAAAAAAATGCTTGCGCTTCACCTCCTATAGTGTTTCTTCCTCCAATCCACGTCCCGTCGTAATTTGAGCGGATCCACGTTATCTCAAATCCGGGAGGAAGAATGACGCGATTGGTTTGGACTTTGTCATTAACATCAACGGTATGCATGTTCCTTCCATCGCCGATACAAAGCAGTCCAGTCTTTTTGGTAACATTGAGCGGATGGGGAGTCCCAGTATTTGAAAGCGCCGATTGACCCAATGTTCCCTGCCACCACGAAGCAGTCCACGTTCCAGAGGCAAGGTTTGAGATGTCAGTGGAAAGCGTCACAATAAGTTCTCCGTTAAAATCCACCATGTCCGAAGTTATTTTCCTCACATTCGTCGTGGGGCTGTTGGAAATTGCATCCCGCGTAAACGCCGCCGATGGGTTTGTGCCTGCGGTCTTAAATAACTCCCCCGCGGTTCCCGTTGATGTTAAGGCCCAGTACCTATCGGTCGCGTCCGCGGAACTTCTCACAAATGCCAAAGGAACACCTAAATCGGCGTCATCCCCATCGTCAGTATTTATTCTTACTCTTGGTGCAACGCGTACTTTCCCTAACGAAGCATCGAAATCCATATTGAAGGTAGCGAAAATATCGCCCAAAGCATCGCCCTTGTTGAACTGCGTGAACCTTCCTTTCTTGTCGGGAAGCGTATAGGTCGCCATTACTTCAAAATGTTCCTCATTTGAAGATAATCGATGAATGAGATTTTCATGTTGTTCGCATCGGGGGTTGCTGTGTGGGTTCCTGTTCCCTGTGAAGTAAGGTCAATGGCTGTTCCCGCGAGAGCGTTCGCAAGCGAAGAGGCTACCTTGATATGCGTCGCGTCAACCTTGATTGAGTAATACACTGTCGCAAGAGAAAGCCCCGCAGGAAGCCCGCCCGTGGTAGTGAACTGTATCGCAGTTCCTGTGGGATAGGCAGTTCCTAGAGTTATCTGTTCGGTGCTGGTGTTTACGTCTGTCGTAGCGAAGTTCTGCGCCCCCGTAGTCAGTTTTACTACTGCCCTGAAAAGATTTTCATTCACCGCCGCTACTGGAGAAGGAAGGTTTGAAACGCTTACTCCGAACTCCGTAATGGGAACCGAATTGGCGGCATCGTCTAAAAGGAACAAGACTTTCTGGCTTGGAAGATATCGTGCTTCGATGGTGTATCGTTGAGTAACCTGTGCTGCGGCGGAAATGGTTAGTAACGTAACCGCGTTCTCGGTACTCCCATCGTGCGTCACTCCATAAATCACTCCATTCGCAATCTTGAACCCATACCCTTGTCCTCCTCCCTCTATATCTCCAATGGTTATGTAAGTGGTTTGGTTATAAACATTGTCAAAAAGGAACGAGGACTTGAACCTGCTAGGTTGAGAAAAGGTAATAAGCCCTTGCTGGTCGGGAGATTTGAAAATATCCGCTTCCGAGCCGGTAGTTTGAAGCGTGGTCAAAGTCACCTCGTCATTAAGAAGCGTCCTGTTGGAACCTCCGAACCCGTCCAAACTTTCAAAGAATGTCTGGTAATGAAATAACCTTTTCCATAACACATCAAAAATCTTCTCGGACAATCTTTTATCGAGAACTTCATTCACCGCGCGGTCAAAATCGTTGTTAGGTGGATAGTATGCCATAAAAAATACTACTATCAGTAGGACTATGGTAGTGATTTTCCATTTCATTGGATTGATGTCACGAGAGACCTTCGAGCTTCTGCGCTATGGTGAGGATTTCTTCCATGGTTATTGGTACCAGATGACCGCCATCCCGTCCCCGCCCGTGCTTGCTTCTTCAAATGTAATTGTTCCAGAAGAAATCCAAGAAATAGTCGTGGTAGCTCCAATGACCGTTACGTTGCCCCCCGTTGAAGTGGCATTTGGAAAATCATCAGTTGTATATACGATAACTAGCGATGCCGTGGTTGTTGAGTTTGCCCCATTTGAAGTGGATGTTGAAGTAAGGGAAGATTTGAAATACGAAGAGCCGCCGCCACCACCACCAGAAGGTTCCACTGAACCTCCGCGTCCCCCGCTTCCTCCACCAAAAAACCCACTCCCAGCGCCAGCAGAACCTTGTTGACCCGTGCTACCATCACCGCCGTCAGGACCCGAGCCGTTTACTCCTCCAAAAACACCCCCCGTACCATTGTTCGTCTGAGTTCCTGCGGTTCCCCCACGGGAGTTTGGAGCACAACAATTTGCATTGCTCCCATTGCTACCACTAGGAAATCCACCAATTCCCCCATGTCCTCCACCACCGTTCGTGGTCGATACTCCACCCCCACCGCCTCCTCCTGCAACAATTATTACGGTGGTAGAAGAAAAAGTTTCCTCAGTAGAAAGCCATGGGCTGTCTCCTCCGTCACCGTTGTTTACATTCCCTTTAGTTCCTCCCTCAGTAAACCCGATATAATAAACTCCTGGAGCGACCTCAAGAGTTCCCGTCGCAACGCCCCCATTTCCCCCAAGGCCTGGAGGACTAGTAAATTGCGTTCCGTCTCCGCCTTTTGCACCTAAAGCGGTGATGGTTGCCGTTTTCGCAAATGACACCCTTGGAAGGGCGAGCGAGAACGCGAGGACTACCGCGAGGAACCCGAGCGCGTACCTGTAAATACTCTTAGTCATTGGTGAAGTAGAACTTCCAGTTCACGGTCGAGGTGGAGTTGCCAAGGGACGAGGTCGCGTAAAACATCAACTTGTTGTAGGCGGTGATGCCAGCGTTCGCGAATGATTCGGTGCTCGTGCCGGTCCCCGTGCACGTTATCGGGGCGCTGAAAACGTCGGTGCCGTGCGTGGTCGGGGTCGAGGACGCGCGCTCGTCCGCCCCCACGGTCACGTCGCCCCCTCCCGCGGTGTCGCACTCGAAGCGGTAAAGCGTCACGTCGTAGTCCCGAAGCGCCTGCCCGACGTCCTTGTTCGTGGTCGTGGTGTTGAGGTAGGTTGCGCCGTACACGCCCTTGCCGTACACAGAGCTGCCTGCGACCAAAAGCGAGCCCGATATCCGCGAGTCCCCCACCACTTCCAGCTCAACGGAGGGTGTTGAGGTGCCGATGCCCACGTTGCCCGCGTTCGCTTTTGCATATATTCCCCCGCCTGCAATATTGATATCGTCTCCA